GAAGCAGTGGCAGAAGCCAATAAAATGATAGAGTTTAACAGGTGGGACGGTGCCGAAAGATGTTCCCGGGAGTTTGCCATACAAATGATCCTAGACGATCTGCAATAGTCGAAACCGCCTGTGCGGCGGTCTGCAGGAGCTGCCCCACCTGCACCGATGAGACAGGGCACATGATGAAAGGATGGTTGATTATATGGCTACAGTTAAATTACAAGGAATTTACGGAAAGCAAAAGGCTATACCGGCGGCAGAACTCAAGCCGGGTATGATTACGGTTTGGAATTTTGGCTACACCGAGACTGTAAAAAGTGTTGAGCCTACGAAGAGTGGGAAAAGCGTTAAATGCGTTATCATTTCCGACGATAGCGGCAAGGAATACATGCGAACAATGCGAAACGATAGGCTTGTAGCGATAGCATAGGCAAGCGGTGACTGTTCCCGGGGGACTATTTCCCGGAACTATCCGCAGATTTGCTCAGTGAAAGGACGGTAAAAAAATTATGTTTAAAAAATTTTTTCTGATATTGGTCATTACAGGCGCACTTTTATCCGGCGTTGGCGTAAAAAAATTATCTTTGGATCCGGAAGCCGTAGCATACCTGGATGCAGGAGTTGTCTCTGATCTGGAAGATCTGGAGGCTGTAGAGCATATGTATGAATAATCGGCATGATGACCGTAAAAAAATTTGAGGACTGCATCTTTCGGCGGTCCTCAAAAAATTTATATGCTCCTGAAATAATCATCAATGATTTCCATAGCCTGTTCTGACGTAATGCCATCATAGGCAATGCACAGTTCCCGTAATTGTTCTTCGAATCTGATCTCTATATCCTGCGCATTCCGAAAATCCTTAAGATTCAATTTCCCGTTATCTGCGATCTCTACGCTGATGATTGGGAACGACATTCCTGCGCCGCAGATCTGAATATTAAAATAAAATGTATTCCAGTCTATGTTCTCTTCCGGATCCCCGCCGTTAAAATTTTCTTCCCAGAATGTGGAAGCGTACGGATATCCCGCCTCTGAGATCATTTTGTCCAGATAAAAAAATTCATGCTGTTTCGGGTGGTTCTCAACATATTTCATTCCATCAATAAATTTCCTCATGTTTCCTGCCTCCTTTTATAGTTGCACCGCCTCAGATTTCCTATATTCCCGTACTATTTCTTGCACCTTTGCGAATTCCAACAACTTATATAACCCCTTCCTCCAGTATTGGGTCGCCGGTGTGCGGCTCATATGTTCAAGGTTACAGATTTTGTTCCAACTATAGTTGTCAATGTATTTGTACTCCAAAATGGCTCGCTCCGTCGAGTTCTCCGGTAAAAATTCTATTACGTCATTGATTCTAACATATTTCTTTTCCATTTCCTCGATTTTCTCATCAATGCGGGTTCTGATTTCATCAAGTTCATATGACAGTGCTGCGCAGCCGATCCCAGAACTGCTGCCGTGCGGCATCCCGTCTGATACAACCGATCTTAGCGGACTTTCAAATTCCTGCATGATTGAATCTTTGCGCCGCTCCAGAGAATGTTTTCTGTTTTTACACCTGGTATACATCCTCAAATATTTATCAAGCGCTGCTGCCTCATCCGACAGTTTTTCCTTGAACTTTTCCATCGTTCTCTTCCTCCTTGGCTGCTAAAAAATATACTTTCTTGCGGATGATCTGGATCTGCTCTACGGCTTTATCTTTATTATCAAAATCATAAATTCTGATTCCGCGATCCTTAAGTTCATCAATTAAAAGCTGAATACTCCGGCACACTGTTGCTAACGGAATATCTGAAAAATCAGCTTTTTCCTGTTTTTTCGTCCTGTTTGGAACAATGGTTGCTCTATTCCTCTTTCCGTTCTTCATTGCCGCCCGTCGCTGTGAACGATTCATCTCTGTTCTCTCCTTTCCGTGTCATTATTGTTGCACCGGTGCAACACCGACGCTATTATGCTACTCGATTGTATTTGTGCTGCATCTCCTCGATGTCATCAATCAGATAATACTGGACCGTCATATCAGGCTTTGCATGTCCCAACAGTTTGCTCACGAGCAAGACATCTCCGGTTTTTCGATATAACACACTGGCAAAGGTCTTGCGATAAACGTGCACTGTTGCTGTTATCCGGGATACTCCACCACGCACAGCCATTTCTTTAGCCAGCTTTTCTATTCCGTACTCGCGCATCCGGTTATGCGGTGCTCTATCTGCTAAAAACAGCGGATCTGTCCCGGGTCTGTCACCGATATAATTTCTCAGAGCCATGACAGCTACCGGCGTAAGCATTCCGGTGCGATAGGTGTCTGTCTTCTCTGCATAAATTGATACCTGCTTATTAGCCAGATCAATATCTGACACATTGAGAGCGGAGATCTCACCCACACGCATACCAGTACAGATCATCAGCTCAAACAAGGCCTTTTCTTTCGGTGTCTGCAGTGCATAGCGTATAGTTTCGACTTCTTCATCAGTGAGGCGCACCTTCTTTTTCTTGATCTGCTTAACCTTGTCCACTCCATCGACAATATTGTCCTGGATATGTCTCTTTTTAAATGCCCAACCAAAAAAAGTGCATAAATACCTGTATATTGTGGATTTATAATTGTGACTGATATGGTCCCGGTAACTCCTGATGGCAAGGTAATCTGTTATGTCCTGTGCCGTCACCGCTTTATAATTTTTGCCAACATGGTCAAAAAACTTCCGGATGACACCGATATAGCTCCGCAGTGTGCTTTTATGTCGACCTGCCGCTACTCCATCAACACAATATCTCTGCATCAGCCATTCGTTATCGTGATCCACGACAACAGGCAGCTGTTTGCTTTCCACCAGTTCAAAGTTCTGCAGTTTCACATACAAGGTGATTTTCATGCGGTCAATCTGCTCTTTGCTTAAAAAACCGTCCAGTTCATACGCAACATCATTGATCAGATCATTTTTTGTCATAAGCGCACCTCTTTCGTATTGCCTGCCAGCTGATCATGTGATATGATACTGCTAAGCAGTTGAGCGGTAGATGCTATCTTTGGTCGGATGGTCTACCGCTGTTTTATTGGTATCGATTGCAGGCCCCTCTGCAGCTGGGTATAAATTGTGTATATTTAAAACATATTACACTTTTCGATTTTTTCTTTATCTATCACTCCTTTCACTGTCCGGAATATTCCCGGGAATGCCGCACAGATATGTACGACACTCCCTGAGATACCGTAGTACTCTATGTACTACATTCCGAAGTTCTTCTGGAACCAGTAGCAGTCATTCCAGTTATGAAGCAATCCGCAAACTGGATCTTTTACATCAGCATAATTCCTTACTGTTACTCCCTCCGCACATTCTGCTGCGTAGTAGTCAGCTTCCCGCTCGTACCTATCCAGTTCTGCATTGCTCTCATCATAGTTCGGATCCAGATCATACATTTCCTCATCATAAAAATTATTTCCCATTATTCTTTTTCTCCTTTACAGATTTTTTTCATAAGATTCATGTCTTACATATGCTTATGTATAAAAAAACCGTAAAGGAATGCATTTTTTTTAAAAATATTTTACTTATTTGCGACTTTTTCGTATTTTTCTTACATAAATATTATTTATAGTTTTTGGAAGAATATATCTCCTCCAATTTTTTGGCTATATTTTTGGGCGGGCGAAAGTCTTTTTCTATCTTGCGTGATAGCTGGGTAGCAGCTTCTATCGGTATCGTCAATGATTCGTTAATAACCTTTGAATCCAGGTAATAAGTTTTACATCGATTTCTCAACGGATCAGTAACAGTCATTTCATGGATACCCGTATCTTTGTTACAGAAATCTTTAATTTGCAAATAGTCAATCTTAAACTGGTTTTGTACTTCCGCTATTATTTCTTCGCAAAAATCCATCATCCCGTTCTCCTCCACTAAAACATAATGACATTTCCTTCTTTGTGATATACGAAGCCATCTTGCAACATTTCTTTCCACTCTTCCTTTGTTGCCTTGAATTTACCAAAGGTAGTCGCATTAACTTCGCACCATTCACACAATTTGTCCAATGTTTCAAACACAGGGCTTATGGGACTCCCTTCACTCGTAGTATTCCACAACTGATAGCCTTCTCCCTTCGGCGGTTCGCAGAGTTCCTTTAATTTGTCCTTAATTTGCTTGAAATACTCATCAAATTTAGGGCATCCATACTGTTCTGTATCAATCCCTTTGATCCTCGCAAACTCCTTACAATTTTCACAATATTCCTCATTTTGCGAAGATATACAAAACGAAATGTTATCTACAAAATATCCGTACCAAACTTTATGTAATGGATAATCAAAATCCAGTGGTACACGCTTCAATTCTCTTCCCATGCTTCTCCTCTCTGTTCCTAAATTTCAGTTTTGATGTGTAACGTTACACATAATTACACAAATAATCAACCAAGCAATTTCCGAAATGCGTGATCAGGAGGACTTATAACCTTGTCCCAGTCAAGTTCGCATTTGCAGTAAGGACAGCAGGCATATTCCTGAGCAACTCCCATTCCGCATTCTGCACAGCGGAAATCCTCATCTACTCTGTTTCCTGCGCTGTCGTATATTCTTGCCACGCTTTCTGGTGCTGATGCCTTAACAAGCCGTATTCTTCTCATATTCCACCTCCGATAAATATACATCCAGCGCCTGCCGGATCACCCAGGAGATAGGTCTGTCCTGCTGCCGGCAGTAATCCATAAGTCTCTCGTACTGCTCCGGATCCATGCTGATATCCTTCCGGATGTTCTTCTTACCTTCTTTCTTCGGTCGTGCCATACCTATCTCCTTTCGTTACACAATTTTTCCGATATTTCAGTTTAGATGTTCATAACACCAGACTTCCATCCTGCTTTTTTAGCCTCTTCTGAAAGAATCTCATTTTCTTCAGCTATAGCCATTTTTCTTTGTTGTTTTTCTAAACAATATATTGATAAAATTTCATCCACCAACTCATTAATACTACATAACATATCTCCGTCAACCTCTTCGGTTCGTTCTGCATCATTTAAAATATTTTTTATATCTTCTGCACATTCATGTATTTTTCTCATACAAATGCCTCCATAAATCTTAATATTTCAGTTTACTTATCATATTTCTTATCATCCAAAAGATCTACATCTGTATAATTATCAAGACACTTTTCATAACGCCCTTCCTGCTTAGTAATGCCAGAATAAGTTTCATATGGGTTTGGAAGATTATGCTTCTTACAACAGTCATAGCAAATAACAAAGCTTCTTGTTTTTTCTCTACACCCATATGGTTCATTGTCCGTATGATATCTGGCAAAATTTTGAAAAGGTGTCATAGATAACAGCGTTGCCGTTCTATCACAGTCTTTTCCACAAAAATCACAAATTGCATGTATCATCCTATTATCCCTCCACTAAATCCTAATATTTCAGTTTAGTTTAAATCCTCATCATAATAAAAACAGTCTCCGTCGCACGTTTCACACCCAATCGGGCATTGTTCTATATCATTTGGATTTCTTTTTTCATCATCTGCTTTACAATATCCAATCGGGCAAAACACTTCTACACCGTCTTGCAATAATATCATTCTTCTACCTCCGCTAAATCCCTAATATTTTTCTAAATATATTCCTTTTGGGCTTAATCACCTCGAAACACTTTTCTTTCCAGTCGAAGACATAATCCAGGTTGTATGAACTGAAACCAATATTGTAATGTCGCTTTCCTACCTCTCTGTATTTTATTTCAAAATAAGGTTTTTCTTTTTTTCCAGTGACAATTATCTCGATTTCGCTTACTTTTATTTTTTCCATATTCCGCTCCTTTGCTAAATCCTAAGTTAGCTTATTAACCTCTGTCCACATTTCGGACAGTATTCATCGCTCACTTCTGCGTCATTGCATCCGTTTTCCTCTAAACAGTTGGGGCAGATGTATTCGTCCACATGGATCTCGCAGACTTTCATTGGAATCTGCTTCTTAAGAGCCTTTATTCCCATTTGTGCGGCTGCATAAGTCTCATCTGCCACAGGGCAGCAATGCCAGCTATTCAATTCTTCTATTGCGTCGCTAATTGGAGTAATATCCATAAGTCCAGCAACCTGATCCGTCACTTGTCCTGTGTACAACGCATATTCGTTCATAATTATTTGGATTATGCAATTACCACAGTCACCTGTACATGACTCTGATCCCTCACACGGCATCTCTACAACATACGGAACACTTTTCCCTCCGCTTGTAGTCGGATTCGTCATGGCGCAGCATTCTTCCGGTACCCATACTCCTTCATCAAATTCGATCATTTTGATCATTTTTCCGTCTCCTCATGCATTGAAAAATTAAAATGGCAGTCCAAAGCCAAACCTCCAAATGTTATCGTACAATCAAGGCTATTACACATTTCCTCTGTGCATTTTAAAATCAATGTTTGCAATGCACCTTTGAGTGCTACCGCATCTTCTTCTACATACTCAACCATTCCGATTATTCTCCTTCCTTTATATTTTTTAGACTTTCCTTCAGCAGCGTTCCCAATTCTTCACATCGTTTTCTAAATACATACCATGCGAATTCCAAGCTATCTCTTACAACGCACTGATAGAGAATTTTTTCCGGATCAGAAAGCGATTCATAGAACCCCTTATCCGTTTTCTCTATGTATTCATTGAGCATCTCAATATCCGCCTTCACTTCTCTGGTCTCCTCTTACTGCATAGGCTTTACTTCGATGCCATTTACCTCCGCAGGCCCCTGCAAATCAATGACTAACTGCTGCCTTCCATCAATTTCCTTTACCTTTATGAGATCCGTTCGTCCGGCATTAACTCTGATAATCGCATCCTGTGTTTTCACCTCAAAATTACGGCCACTGTAAATATTATTCAGTAGCAGTTTTGTATCTCTCCCGATGATTTTATCAAAACACTGGTCAAATAATTCCATTTTTTCATTGGGCACACCGCTACTGGCGAAAACAGTCTTTACTTCCTCACCGCCCAATACCAGCGGTTCCTCATTGTCCTCCTGTTTCTGTACGGTCTTGGTCAACTTCTCATGGATGTTTTTAACACTTTCCACTGAGCAGATATCACCTAACACTTCCTCCACTAATGCCTGGAAGGCTTCATTCTGGCAGTCCGCAGACAGGGGTAACCGGCATCCCAGCATCTTGTTAATAAATTCTTCCTTCAGTTCCTTAGCATCCTTGGAATAATATAGGGTTCTGTACAAATCACCATTACGATCATTAAATGCAGGAAACAGGAATGCGGTGTCCGGCATACCTACTACCCAGTCTCGGAGACGATTCTGAAAAGCATTTTCCTTTGCGTTATAGCTTAATCCTGTTTGTGACAGTTCTACGGGACAAATGCAGGCAAGTATGTACTCGTACACATCTTCCGAAGCATCCTCCATCTCGATACCATCCCGGGTACGACCCGGTATATCATAGGCATCATGAATCAGCAGAATGAGGTAGTTTCCCACATACTCATAGGATTCAATGATGCGGTCATAGAACTGCTCCAGTAGAGCATCATCCCTTAATTTGCTGTCCCTCAAGTGTAGAAGGAACTCCTGCTGCCCGCCTTCATTTCCACTCTTTTCCGAAAATTCCAGATTCAGCAGATTCTTTCCTAAAGTGCCAGACAGACTTTTACGCAAAATCTCAAAATATTTGTACAGTTCATCCTCCGGTAATGCCAGAAACGCCTGGTTCCATTCTGTTTTTTTATTCTCCCCACACTCCACATAGCATCCGCAGATCCGTGTGATGGAGCAGTTTCCCGGTGTGAAAAGCTTTTTTATTTCACTGATTTCCTGTTTTCTCATGTTATTTCCTCTCTTTCTTAATTGTCAGTAATTTTGTTACCATCCTATAATGCAATATCCCGGCATCAGCCCATATTCCGGCACATTCCGAAGCACATACCGGATCCGACGTACCTCTGTCCGGCCGGTATATTCTCCGTTTTCCCATTCCATCAGGATCAGAACGTCTCCCGGCTGTGCGTTGTCTTCGTCTTTTCTCAATTCGAAGTTTTTTTCTTCTTTTCGGACTGCTCGGAAGTACTTCGGAAGAATCTTTTTTTCAATGCTTTTCAATGCGCTTTTTCCTCCTATACTTCCTTGATGCTTCTGTGCTTTGGTTGTAGCCCTCCTGTGTGCGTTTTTCTTTTATAGATTCAGCTCTCGGATCCTGCCGCTCTATTTTCATTGTCAGCAGATCTCCGTAAGAAAAACACCTTCGAAAGCCTGTCTTCCGGTCTCTGGTCAAAACAGTTCTCTTATATACCTCCACCACTTCATATTCCCTGGGAGCTGTTTCTCTTCCGACATCTCCGTCATTTTCCATTGCTTTTATGATGTCTCCTTTATGTACATTCTGGATTGTAGGGGCCGGTCCCAACAGAACATTTTCATCCCATTCTTTATATTCCTGCATTATCTTATCCTTTCTGGACGGCTGCTGCCTCTTGGTCTCAGCAACCGTCCCGTGGCTATGTCAACAGTGTCTATCGTGATTCACTTTATCCAAAAGGCCTATTTATTTGTCACCCTGTCATAACGCTACCAGCAGTCTGTGTCAGCGGATCCACCGGCGGTTCCATAATCACTCTAGCTTCTGTGAGTAACGCATGGGACCATTCCCGTACCGTTGTCTTATCCTGCTGGTATGACAGCAACAGCTCATTCATGTACTCTTCGACCCGGGTCAACCGGTCTTTGCCGAATCCGTACTCGTCCATCAGCGCCGTGAAGAAAAACAGCATATACCTTGTGGCCTGCTCATTGATGGTATTCTGCGGTCCGATCTGCTTCTGATCAAGCCAGTACTGATAGGACCCCTTCCTGGCGGTGATGTCATCCTCGGTGTAGGCTTTATACTCAATGGACCATCCAGCCTTATCCATCAGGTTCTGGCTTATCTCCTTCAGATCAACCTTGCCCGCGGACCAGTCCGCTTCCATTTCATTAACCTTGTTCGCCAGTCGGGAGATCCGCTGCCCCTTGAATCCCTCTCGGCGCATGATCACATAGCTGCAGATGATTCCCATTGCTGTCCAGGGTGTCCGGTCAGCCATACGGCTTTCCCGGGCGATCCGCTTGCACTGATCTTTGATCTCTGCCGGTGTTAAATGTCTCTTTCCCATATATCCTCCTACGCAAACCGGAGTTGCCCGGTCTGCTCTGTTTTAATCTGCATGTTCGGCATTCGTTCAGCAACGCACAATTCCGGCAGATTTGCTTTTACCAGTGCTGCCGGGATAGGCGGACATACCGCATTGCCACATCGGCGGACCTGTTCGCTGCGCGTGTAGGTCTTTCCGGTGTAATCATGGTCAATTATGTAATCGTCCGGAAATCCCTGGCATCCGTACAGTTCCCTGGGTTCCAACATCCGCAGTCCGATGTCTACAATCTGATAATCTGTACCATTGATAGTTACAAGTCCGAAGCGATCCTGTGCTGTGACTGTATCAAGCGGTTTCTCAATATCTTGCCCTGTTCCCTGTCCATAGTATTTAATCAGAAATGCCCTGACTTCTCCAAAGTGTCCGTAACCTGCTGTGATTGTAGGTATTGGGTCTCTTACGTCCCGACCGTCACAGTGGTTATTCATCTGAATCAAATTTGCTGTAACCACGCTGTTATGATCCCATGAGGTAACTGTCGGCAATGGCTTCTCCATACTCTCTCCTGCTCCCTTGTAGCCACCGTCATAATACTTGTGCAGGAATGAGGTAACCAACCCGTATCGGTTTGATCCATCAACGGTCATGATCGGATCTTTAATCGTCTGTCCACGGACTTCTCCCTGCGCTGTCTCCGAATGATACTGGATCAATGTCGGACTTATCAGACAGTGCTCATTCTTACTCACTATGGTTGTAAGCGGATCCCTAACATCCTTGCTCCTGTCTGCTGCAAAGCCAGTCTGTCCGATCTGCACCATATACGGCTCC